TTGTCTTGGGTAAATTCTTGGATCTCACGAGCCAGGGCATGCACCATGAAGCTTTCTAGTTTTTCTAGTCCTTCACTGTGCATCTTGCGGTCTTTACGTAACTCTCCAATTTCTTCAGATAATTTTGTTACCATAAAGTTGTTGAACTTTGTGGCATTTTCTTTCATCTTGCTCTGGAACTTCACGCGGTCTTCCCGCATTGCCATTTTCTCCTGAGCAAACTCTTCGAGTTCACCAGAGAGTCTATCTGTTAACATATTATCTAAGGCTTCAACCATCACTGTCTTGTCGTGCTCATAGCGTTGCGCAAACTCTTCACGTAGTTCTGCTCTGACCTGTTCACGTGCTTCTGTCAGTTTAGATTCCCAAGCTTCGTTGAGTTCTTGACTGACGTCTTCGTTGATTAGGCCGCTATCTAGCAATGGCTTGATTGCATCTAGCATGCTTTACTCCTTAATTTTGAGATCCCGAATCAGGCGTTTTACTTCCTGCGTCAGGTATCTCTGTACCTTGCTGTCATGCCCTGCTTCTCTGGCAATTTCCAACACTTTATGACCGTACTTCATGTTACGAAGTCCTTCATAAATTGCTTTGGGATATGCATTTGGAGCACTAGGCTGAGCAACAATATCTACAGTGACTATTTCAAAGTCACTGACCTGTCCGTTGCCGTCGTTCACGTTGCCGGAACCACGACTCGAAACGCCGAGTTTCACACCCGAATCCAGCATGGTTTTTACCAACTGGCCCATGGGTGTAGGTAATATTCTTAACTTACCATAACCAGCAGGTCCATCCATCCACATTTTGTCGATGCAATGACTGACTCTGTCAAGATTGATTTTCAAATCTTCTGGGTGATCTACTTCGCCCAGTACAGAATAGCCTTCATGCACTTGTTTGTTGACAGATTCAACTGCTCTAGAAATTTCTTGCACAGGATACACACGTTCGTTGGCATTGCGAACTCCGCCTTCGATACATACACCTTCCATGTACAGTGTTTTGTCACCGTGAACATCAGCTTCAACCAAGACACGAATCTTGGCCTGATTGAAGTTGAGATGTTCCTGTAGGTAACGCATTGTCAATTAACCTCTACGTCCGCCGGGCAATGGGCTCTTGGTGTTTACACCAGTAGCTTGTGCTGTGTGCGGCTTGGTAGCTGCCTTGGGAGCCTGAGTAGACTGGCTTGGGCTGTTGCCAACTTTACCAATCATGTCTTTGGCTGTGGGTGCTGTGCGACCTTGTGCAGTGTCACCAGTCATACGCACAGGCTTGCTGGCCATACCAGCTGCACCACTGTTGAACGCAACAGGTCCTGATTTGCCGTTGCCTTCTTCTTGAGTGGTTGTTTTAGGATGAACTTGCTTGAGGGTGATGTTTTCCATCATGCCTTCAGTTTCGTATTCATCGTCGTCCATGGCACCCATGTCGTCGGAACCCATCATGTCAGCTGCATCGCCGTCTTGACCACCCATCATGTTTTCAAACTCAGCCATTAACTGGTCCAGTTTGTCTTCAAGATTCATGACATCGTCTTTGCTAGCAGGCTCGTCTCCGCCCATGTCGCTGCCCATATCGTCAGAGCCCATGTCGCTGTCCATGTCGTCAGAGCCCATGTCCATTTCTTCGTCATCTTCGCCTTCTTGCATGCCTGATTCTTCAACTTCAACATCGTCGATTAGGTCGGCAGTTTGGCTTCCGCCCATGTCGTGACCTTCGTCCATGTCTGTGTCAATTTCAGTGGGTTCTTCGCCCATGGCATTGTCTTCGTCAAGATCTTCCTCTTGCATGAGATTTTCATAAATCTGGCGGCTCTTTTCCACAACGATTTGGTGGAAAAGTTCTTTGGCTTTGGCGTCTTCATCATTGATGACATATTCGATCAGTTGTTCGAAACGATTTTTACTCATTTAAATAGCTCCTGTTAAGATATTCGGTAATTTTGCCACCCGGCAAAATGTATACCTATATTTACAATCTTGGAGAAAAATATGCTGTTTATGACAGTTTTTCTGTCAATTAACACAGATTTATTAGGCTGGAGGAGCAGCAGGAGGTGCGTATTGAGTTCTGATGTCTTTGAGCTTCTCATTGTACTCAAAGGTTCGGGTGTCATTCATTTTTCGCAGTTTGTTCAACTGCTTGAGAGTGAGCTTGGTTTTTCTAAGTTGCCCAATATGAGGTTGGGTGTTGTCTGCTGCAACATCCTGATAGGCAGCAGGTGACTTGTGATAGAGCTCATTGAGAATCATACAGATATTTATGCTGCTGGCGCAACTGCTGCACCTGCACCTGGAGGCTGTGCTGCTGGAGTAGTGCCAATGGTACCACCGGGTGCTGCTGCACCTTCTGCACCTTGCGGTGTGATGTTGGCCATTTCTTGCCCCATGGCAACGTCGCTTTCAATGCCTGCTGGAGTGATACCCACTGCACGTAGATCCTGACCTTGTGAGGGCGTGAGTTCAGGTGTTGCACGTTCTTCTTTCCACATCTTGTCATTTTTCTGTATCTCGTCCTGTGACAAGCCCAGAAAACGTTCCAACATGAATCTCTTGCTCATGTAGGGCAAGGGTTCCAGGCTGGCAAATGCTGTGATTCTTGTGTTGTCCAGTTCGCTCTGACGATAGCTGGCAAAGTTCTGCGGCGGATTAAACTTGATCTGGAACAGGCCAGCATCAATATTGAAGCCTCTCCAGCGCATGAACATCTTGAATTCATCATCCAGTTTCTGCATGATCAAGGCTTGCAGTCGCTCGCAATACTGGTTGAATCTGTACTCTTGTATCAAGGCTGTGCCTATTTTGCCGTCTTGCATGGTGCGATCTGAGTCGTCAGGACCAGTGGGCAAGTAGCTGGAAGGCACACGCAGACCACGTGCCATCTTGTTGTTGAAGTATTTTAAATCGTCAATTTCGCCAAGATTCTGTCCTCCGGGCAACACATCTACGCTGCTTCCGCGGCCGTTTTCTCCCACCGGAAAGAAGAAATCTTCATTGATACTCAGCGGATTATAGCTGCTATCCATGATGTTTTGGCCGCCACCGCCGTATGTGGGAATACGTCGTTGATGCATTTCATTCTTCACACGTTCCACAAAGCTCATGGCCATGTGGCTGGGCATGTTGCCCACGTCAATCTTGAACACTCGTCGTTCGGGCGCACGTTGCACACGATAAATCAACATGGCGTCTTCTAGCAGTTCTTTCTGCTTGAATACCTTGAAGATGTTTTCTAAAATACTTTTACCAAAAGGCCAGAACACATCCAGTCCTTCATTTAGGCTCATGTGCACCACGTGCTTGGCATCAATACAGGTTTCGTTTACAGCACGGCTGAATCTAGAAGCACCACTCAGTGCCGAGTTTGGTGCTGTGTAACCACCGCCTTGCATGGCAGGACCACCTGATCCACCGCCGCCCGATGAAGGGTTGACCATGAAGTCTGTGGTGGTTTTGGCTGCCACAGTCAGGTTTTGGAAGTTGGGATTGATGTCACGAATAATGTACTGTTCAGGCCTCTTGCCTTCATTTTCGTTCACAATCACACGCACCACCTTGCTCATGTCCACCCACATCATTTCAAATGTTTCTGGGTCACGCACAAACACCTGATCACCATACTTGAGTGTGTTGCGGAACAGTTTGAAGATGCGTTGATCCAGTCGGTTCAGCTTGACCCACTGTTGCAGTTGTTTGCGAATAATTTCTATTTCGTGATCTGTGGGATCATCGTTGTAGGTCACTTCAAACGGCGTGTCGTTTTGTTCATTCAGTTGTGTACTGAACTCGGATATAATGTCTAAACATGCATTGACTTCTGAATCTGAATCCATGTTTTCGTACTGATTGTAACGTTCAATTCGATTGGGATGGCCTGAATACACTTCAGGCAGTCGGCTGGCATAGTTACGGAAGCTGAAATCAGTTTCCGAAGAATTGGTGTTACGGCCATCATTTTTGGGATAGCCCGGCAGGCCCTGTTCCTTGTTGCCAGAAATAGGGCTCATCTGTCCAGAAAGATCAGCGACTTTGAAATACTTTCTCCAAGTACCCTTAGTTGCTTGTGTGTTATCAGCCATGTAATTTTCTTCCTGGCACGAAGCCGGTTGGTTGTTGGCCAGGTTCTGTCATTATTGTTTGTTTGCCGTTAGTAAACCATCTGTGTTTGCTTTTTGTAACACTCATTTTTTTATATCGACCATCGTCGGGTCTACCTAAATTTGCCAATCTAACTTTTTCTTTATGTTCTGCTGTTACTGTGCCTTTGTAGTTTTTTAGTTGCTCCGGTGTTCGTTTTTTTCCACGACTTCCTTCACTAATTTTTCTTTTGGCTTCTTCAGAATGTTTCCACCCTACTGCACATGCCCATTGATTTATTTTAATATTATCTAAGACTCCGCCATCAATTTTTCTTCTATACTTTTGAATAAGTGTGGCTTCTAATTGTTTAGCTTCTTCATTTGTAAGCCCAGCCTGGACAATCACCCGACGGTCTTTTGGGGGTAATACAACCGTAGAATGTTTAACATTCATTCTTTTTCCGCTTCCTTTACCAATATAGTAAGGAATACCGTCTTCTCTTAGATACTGGTAAACATAAAATCTCATAGTGTATTATTTACCGCTATTGTCTTGCAACCTGAAGTAACTTGCCATTCTGGGACAGGCTCTTTCTGCTGAGATCAATCAGCTCTTCCAGGCTGGCCTGTTGTGATCTGTTGCTCTGTAACAGTTCATTCAGGCTGGTGACCAGCATGCCCGAATCGGTGGTGGCTGACGATGCTGGTGCAGCCGCAGGTCCTGTAGGAGTAGTATCACCCACAGGGCTTGGCAATGTAGAGTTAGGGCCTGTGTACTGAGTTTTGCCTAGTTTGTTTTTTTCAATTATGTTGGCCATAACAGAACTCAGACTGAATTGTGTTGTTGCTGGTGTAGCTGCTTGCACAGGTGCTGATGTTGCTGCTAGTCTAGCAGTTTCTGCTGCTGATTGATTGGTTCTTTGAGATTTGTCAAGTATTTTTGCCATGACCCCAGGATCAGCTCCTTCTCGAGCAAGTTTTGCTGGATCATTGAGTTGTTCAAAAGATTTTATGTACCCCGACAACATATCTGCTGGTTTATTGAATTTGTTAATTGTTCCTTGATTTTGTTTGATTATTTCTGGATCAATTATGTTGCCTTGTGAGCCAACTCCTGGTGCAGTGCTACCGCGGCCGGGAGTATTTCTTATTCCGGTTTTGTCTCCTGTGCCGGGCAATCTTGTTACACCTGCTTGCAGAACACTGGTAAATTTTTCTAGAGCAATAGTTGCTGGACGGACTCCAACTTGTACCATGCTGTTCATGCCACGAGTAATTTCTGCTTGATTTTGACGTATGGACACTTGATTGGCCACCGAAGCTTCGGTCTCTTTGAGCATCTTTTTTTGTTCAGCTTCTGCAGCAGCTCGTCTTTCTTCAGCAGTACCTTTGAGATTTTCGGCCGCAATCAATTCATTAGCCGGCAATATTACACCTGTCACACCTGCTCTAAGAGCACCGCCCAATGTGTCTAAACTTTGTTTGGATCCAGCTTTGAGCGAGTCCATGGCCACATTGGCACTGGATCCTATACCTTTGGATGCTTCGTCATAAGCCTCCTTTGAAGTCATCATGAGTTTACGACCTTCTTCAGTTGTGGCTCCAAAGCCAGCAAACGCTGCCATAAATCCTTTTTTGGTTTCACCAGATGTTTGTTTTAATACCTTGTCTTCT